CGATGGTTTGGATGATCTCATCCTTCTCTGTAATCATCTTGTTCATTGCCCGGACGAAGTACATCTTGATTTCCTCTTCCGTCAGATGTGGTGTCCTGCATCCAGTCTTGTTGCGGAACTTGTTGTTGCACTGATAAATGATCCTGCGGTACTTGTCATTGGAATGCCAGACCTTCGCACCGTACCATCCTCCGCATTCAGCACACTGGATTTTGGTGGAAAAGATGCTGGTACCACTAAAGTACTTCCGTGCTTTATTTCTACGTTTCAGTTCCGCTTGCACCATTTCAAAGGTCTGAGGTTCTACCTTCTTTCAATTTTTGTGTGGTAACTTAATGAAAAAAATTTTCTGATGTTGAGACAATACAATAGAAACTTTCCTTGAAAATTAAGAAAAAGTAATACCCTTGCATATGATTTTAAAAAAATCAACAAGTTGTAAAACTGTAATGACAGGCGGGCGTGTTGAATGAAAAAATCAAAAGTGTTATAATGGCAAAGGAAATATTTGACTTGTTGTTAATATGTTGATGATTAATACAACAATTGTCTGTCGCATATTTCAGATATATAACCTGTTTTCTCACGCGACAGTGGCTGCGTATCAATATTTATTACAAAACATAATTATAGGAGGAGTGTTTAATGAAATCTTTAGCAAAAATTGTGGCTATGGGATTGGTAATGAGCAGTGTTCCTGTAACGGGAGCCTGGGCAGAAAATTTGGTAGTTACAGAGCGCAGTCAATGGGATTGGGTTGATCCGGGATACACTTATAATGCTTATTCACCTATCCATCATAAGAATAATGACTACGAAGATGTAACAATTTTTATGAATGGTAATGAGCAGAAGGACACCGATAACAAAGACAAACCGTTTAATGCGTTGATTAATGAATATGCCCAATATCATTTTAGCGCAACCGGTAATGTATATATTAAAGATAGCTGTTCTTCTACTAAGAGCACAAATGCGGTATATACTTATTTTGGCGATGACGAGCATCCTAATATTGACTTCCGTGGTGCAGAAAAAGTAGTTATTATTGCTAACGCGCTGAAAGATGGCTATGGCAGCCAGGCTATTTCTGCTAAAAAAGGCGGCAATATTGCTATAGCAGCGAAAGAAACCGGTTATACCAAAATTATCGGTGACATTGATTTGTATCATCGGCGTGGTGCTGGCACAGTAAGTGTTGATTTAAACAACAAGGATTCGTATTGGTATGGTAATGAAACTAACTTTTTGGATATAGGAACGCTTAATTTATCAATCCGTAACGGAGCTGAATGGATTTATACTACAGGTGAAAAAACTAACAGCTTTGATAGTCAAAGCTATACAACAGGCAGATATATCAGCAAGGTTACCTTAAAGGATGGTGGCATCATCAATCTGCGTAATGCTGATGTGCAGAAAAAATTTGCCGAGGTAAACAACGACGAAGCACTCAGAAGCGAGGAATTCGGAGATCTTCATATGTACGATAACGGTGATCACCGTTATGTGCAAATCGGTACCTTAAATGGTAATGGTGGTATCTTCAAGGTTGATTTGAAATATACTGCCGGTGATGATCAGGCAATTACCAGTACCAGCGAGGTAAAAGAAGACAGCGACTATATTTACATTACGAAATCCGGAGAAGGCACTCATGACGTACAGTTTGTAGCAAATGAAGCAAATCTGGACGCTATGGGAAAGGACAGCAAGCTGTATTTTGCTAACGACAAGAGCGGCGGCGCAACCTTCACCAGCAGTACAGTGGAAGATCTTGCTCCTAAGACTTCGGCAGCTAACCTGTATGACTACAAATACGCTGTAAAAAATGAAGCAAACGGAAATGCTAAGGATTGGTTCATTGCTTTAGATCAGGGTGATGCCAACGAAAATATTCCGGCAGCCTTCAAAGCAATGCAGGCCGGCTATGCTCTTGGCACAGAGATGGACAGATTCAACAAACGCATGGGCGAAAGCCGTTATCTGGAAGGCGACAGCGGCCTTTGGGTTCGTTATCGTCATGCACGCACCGGTTGGGAAAACAGCTTTAAGACTAACAGCAACATGTTCCAGGTTGGCTTTGATAAGCTGAAGCTGGAAAAGGATGGCAAGCACTATCGCGGCGGTGCAGTTGATTACACAGATGCCAACACCAGCCTGCTTGGCCTGAAGGGCAACGGTGAGCATGAGCGTTACGCTTTGAGCCTGTATGATACCTGGATTGGCGACAAAGGCCATTACCTTGATTTAGTTTTGCGTGGCGGTCGCACTAGTAATGATCTTGATGTAACTACCCGTAATCAGGAAATTATCAAGGGCAAGTATCATCAAAACTTTGGCAGCATCAGTGGTGAATGGGGCAGAAAGCTTGCCAACGATAATGGTTGGTATGTTGAACCTCAGGCACAGCTGCAGATTGCAAGAGTAGGCAGTGCTGACTACAGAACTAATTATGGCGTAAAGGTTGAACAGGATGCCGCAACAAGCGTTATTGCCCGTGCAGGCTTCCGTCTTGGACGCGACTTTAGCGATAAAGGTAACTTCTATATGAAGGCAGACTGGCTGCATGAATTCTGTGGCGACCAGAATATTAGAGTAAGCGCTGCAGACGGCAGTGAACAAAGCAGCTTTAATGGTCAGGACAGCTGGTGGGATTTGGGCTTAGGCGCGGACTTTAGCCTTGGCAAAGATACCTACCTCTATTGTGATTTTGAACGTACTCTTGGCGGTAACTATGACCGCACCTGGCAGGCTAATGTTGGTTTACGCTATGCCTTCTAACGTATAACTGAATAGAACTTGTGCTTAACAACCCCCGCTCTGTCGGCTTGGCCGACAAGGGCGGGGGTTTTGTTATGCCCAAGCAGTAGTGCGGTACTTTTCTCTATGGATAAAAACCTACTGAATGCATAGCATATAAAATTTCGTTTATAAAAGAAATATGGGTACTGTCAAAGGTTTCCTCTAAACCATTTTCTAGTTTGTCGGCAGCCTTGTATATAAATGCCGGCAAGATACATTTCTACCAAGGCTTCTTCTACGGAGCATTCACGTCTTTGGTAGCGCTGAATAATAGCAGACTCAAAAGTAAGACCTTTTAATTTAGGCACTTTTAAAGTAACGTCACCAGCTTGAGTAGAGAATGATCTTTCGTAATGACAGGCGCGATAACCTTTTCTTGTTTGCTCACGTGCGTAGCGTTCAGCTTGTACAAGTTTGTCAGCTTCTGCACCCAAAAGAGCATTGAGAGTTTCTTCTACACTATTTTTCACAATAGTTTTAAGTTCGTTATGGATAAATTGCTCGTTCAATTGTATAATATTACAAGACATAGATTCGGTTGCCTTACAACATTTGATACAATTACACGATTATTCCCTTAAATTCTTGAACGATGCACCCTGGGGTGCAAAGTGAAGTGCACCCCAGAAGCCCCCTGCAATTGCTGTTAAAATTGACATGCCTAGTGTTTTGGACAAAGAAAAAACCGCTCTGCATTTCCTGCAAAGCGGCTTCTTTTATGCCTTGATTTCCGTTCCGTCTTGAAAGACCACAGTGACATTCTCTTTGTCTTTCACTACCATCTTGTCGACCAGAACACACCAAAGTGACTGGTCAAATTCGGTGAGCAGGCTATCCCGACCTTTCAGTTCCTGAATGAACCGTCCAAGCTGCTCATTCCGATCCTGGCGGTTTTCAATCTTCTCACACAGTTGTTCGTACTCAATTTTCATTGCATCATAGCGGCTGATGATGTCATCATACTGTTTTTGGTACTCTTCCTGGTTCTGCGCCACCCGTGCATTCTGTTCCACAGCATTCTGGGCCATTTCCACCAGGATGCCGATTTCCTTCTGCATGGCATCTCGTTTGGCTAGAAGGTCTCCGTTGTCACAGATCACCTGCCTAGCATCCTCGATGGTTTGGATGATCTCATCCTTCTCTGTAATCATCTTGTTCATTGCCCGGACGAAGTACATCTTGATTTCCTCTTCTGTCAGATGCGGCGTTCTGCACCCTGTATTGTTTCGGAACTTATTATTGCACTGGTAGATGATTCTGCGGTACTTGTCATTGGAGTGCCAGACCTTCGCACCGTACCATCCTCCGCATTCAGCACACTGGATTTTGGTGGAAAAGATGCTAGTACCACTGAAGTACTTCCGTGCTTTATTTCTACGTTTCAGTTCCGCTTGCACCATTTCAAAGGTCTGAGGTTCAATAATGGCTTCATGGTCATGCTCTACATAGTATTGGGGGACTTCCCCTTCGTTGATTTTCGTTTTCTTTGTAAGAAAATCAACCGTATAGCTTTTTTGTAGAAGTGCATCTCCCTTGTACTTTTCGTTTTGAAGGATACTGTAAACCGTACGTGCACTCCATTTGGATTTTCCTCCTGGGGTTTTAATTCCTCGTTTTGTTAGTTGCTTGGCAATAGTTGTTGTTCCCAAGCCTTCTAGGAATAGCTTGTAGATGAGCTTGATCGTTGTTGCTTCTTCTGGTACAACTACTAGCCCACCGTTCGGGCCTTTCTTGTATCCCAGGAAACGGCTGTAAGCGACGCTGACTTTGCCATCGGCAAACCGCTTCCGATGACCCCAGGTGACATTTTCTGAAATACTCCGGCTTTCTTCCTGGGCCAGGGAACTCATGATCGTCAGGAGCAATTCTCCCTTGCTGTCGAAAGTCCAGATATTTTCCTTTTCAAAGTAGCACTCTATTTTGTGTTCTTTTAATTTCCGAATAGTGGAAAGGCTATCGACGGTATTTCTAGCAAAGCGGCTGACAGACTTTGTAAGGATCAGGTCGATTTTTCCTTCCAGAGCATCATTGACCATTCGCTTGAATCCATCACGATGGCGGGTATTTGTACCAGAGATTCCTTCATCCGTATAGATACCTACAAATTCCCAGTCATCCCGCCCTTTGATATAGTTTGTATAATAATCCACTTGGGCTTCATAGCTGGTAATCTGATCATCGTGGTCTGTTGAAACCCGTGCGTAACCTGCTACTTTTCTTTTCTTCCGACTATTAATCGGAGATGATGTATAACGGCTGATTGTTGCCGGAATCGCTCTTACTGTTTTTGCCATCGATTATCCTCTCTCTTCCATTCTTCTTTCAGCGCAAGCATTATTTTTTTAGCCTCTGGGTCCTTGCGTTTTGCATATTGCATGATTTCATGCATATAAGCCCGATACGCTTCGCTATGACGGGTTCCCCGTTTTCTTTCTCTATATTGCCTGGTTTCCGTATGGCCATCTTTAAAATGGAATGTTATTTCTCCATTCAGGACAACTGCTTTTTCAAGGGATTCATCCATTTTTCCCTCATTGAAAGTGTCCAGTCCCAGCACAGAAGCAGTTAGCTTTTTCATAGTGCTGTCTTTGATGGCTTCATTGCCACATATACCAGCACACCGCCAGTACCGTTCCTTTTTTCCATCAAAATATGTAGTTTGTTGGCTCCTATAATTTTCCCCACATTTCCCGCATTTGATAAACCCCGTGAACTCATTGAATATCTTTCGATTGGGATTTGTACTTTTTAGCTTATGTCTTTCTCCCCATTCCTTCCGGCGTTCACTAGTCCATGCGTCCTTCCGGGCAGTAGAAACCCATTGCCGTGTAATCTGCTCTCCATTTTTCATATGAAACACCATCACATGATGTTCCGGAACCACAATTATATCAACCTGATTCAGGAAGACATTTTCATCGAATTCGGAAAGCCCCAGGACTTCTGTGCATTCCTTGACTAGGACTTTCTGTGGGATAGCTCCCTTAGAACGGCAGGTTCTTCCTCTCTCTTTATGGGAAATACAGGTCCAGCAATCCTTATTTTTCCGTTTACTGCGAATATGCACAAAACTCTTCCCGCAGATTCCACACCTGATTTTGGTGGTAAAACAGCAGGTATCGATGGACCAGTTTGCCAAAGCCCCCAGTTCCCGCCGTCTTTCCCTTTCTTCCTGTACCTTTTTATAGGTTTCCATGGGGATAATGGCCTCATGTGTATTTTCCACAAAATATTGTGGGAGTTCTCCATGATTGATTTTGGTTTTTCCGGTGATGGGGTCTGCCGAATAGGCTTTCTGGAACAATAGATTACCGGTGTAAGTAATATTCTCTAAAATTCTCCGGACGGCCGAATTCCCGAAATGTTTCCCATTAAAGGATTTGATTCCCATTTCTTCCAGCTGCTTTTCCGTGGTCTCAGCGGACAGGCCTTTTAAGAAGTTGTCATAAATGAGCTTTACAACAGACGCTTCCTTGGGCTCAGGGACAAGCTGATCTCCCTGCCAACGGTATCCATAGATTCGAAACCGTCCATTAGGAATCCCTTGTGCAAAACGTTTTCGGGTTCCCCATTTGACATTTGTACTAATGGAACGGCTCTCTTCCTGGGCAAAGGATGCCAGGATGGAAAGCATCAGTTCGCCGTCACCCGTAAGGGAGCGGATATGCTCTTTCTCGAACCGCACTTCTATACCCAGGTCTTTCAAATGCCGCACTGTCGTTAAAAGGTCTACCGTGTTCCTGGCAAAGCGCTGGATGGACTTTGTAAGGATAATGTCAATCTTTCCTGCTTCACAGTCCGCCAGCATCTGCTTGAACCCTTTTCGCTTGTCGATAGTGGTTCCGCTGATACCGTCGTCTGCATAGACACCGGCAAATTCCCATTCCGGGTTTCTCTGGATCAGGCCGTTATAGTAGCTGATCTGAGCCGATAGGGAATGGTTCATCCGTTCCGACTCCACGGAGACCCGGGCATAGGCTGCCACTTTTTTTCTCCGCACGATGGCCGGCATGGGCCGACTGACCCGCGTGATTTTTTTCATTGTATCAACTCCTTTTGCTACTATTACTCACTCTGAACCGGATTTATAGCAAGTCGATATCTGCTAATAATGGGCCGATCACAGGAGAATATTTATTCCGGAGCTGCCGTTCGGCTTTTCCGTATTCAGCTTTTGTAATCAAACCCTTCTGGAGCATTCCCCTGATGAAATGCATGGCGGCCAGGTACATCTTCTCCTGTTTCAACTGCTTAGCGTCCATCCTGGCCACCTCCGAACCTGTCTTTTACATAGCAAGTGTGGGAGCAGTATTTGCGCTGCCCGTTCCCGTAGACAATGAATGTCTCATGACAGCAAGGGCATTCCATCTTTCGTACAATCCTATGGTTCACCTTGTCACGATGGCTATTCCACCAGGCCATCCGGCAGGCATCGGAGCAGAACTTTTTCTCCTTCCGTTTATCGTTCTGCTCAATAGGCTGACCGCATTGCAGGCAGTGATGGGCTTGTTCCGTTTCCGGCTCCTTGAGGGATAAAGGGTGTCTGCGGCAGTAGGATTTGACGGTATTCTCCGACATACCTGTTTCTTTGGCGATTTTCCGATACCCGACTCCCTGGAGCCGCAGTTCCCGAATCTGTGCTTTCTGTATATCGTTCATGAATAAACACCTCCTGCTTACTAGCCACGGCAGGAGGTGTTTTCTGACGGTTTCGTTCAATCTTTCTGGTAAAATTCACATTCATATCCATCTGCCCGGAGGATCAGCCCTTCCGCCCAGGGAGGGGTCCGGCCCATCTGCTGGCAGATGGCATCCACGCTCACATCCTTGCTGCACTCGATAATCAGTTCGTCATGGACGTGGCCCACAATGGCACAGCACCGGAGGGTCTGCATGGCATAGCAAAGAATATCCCTGGCCGTTCCCTGGACGATATTTTCCACGAACTTGGGCCCATAACTTTCCAGCCGCTCCCACTTCTTGGTGGCTCCGATGCCTTCATAGGTCACGGATTCCCCACCGAATTGATTCTCCCCGATCCGGGGCTTCACATAGGAAAGCCGGCGGCCGCTGGGGAGCTCTATGAATAGCATGCCGCTCTGGCAGAGGAACCGGATGTTATTCACCCAGACGGGGATCCGCTGCTTGATGGCAGTTTTCACGGCCCCATCCACCTGCCACCAGAAATCCACAATGTGAGGATTGGCCGAGCGCCAGGACTGGACCAGGGAACTCAGCTCCTCTTCCGGTATTCCCATGTCCAGGGCTCCCATAGCCTTTAGTGCCCCAACGGAGCCGCCATAGCCACAGGCCAATTCTGCGATTTTCCCCTTTTGACGGAGTTCCCCGTTGATTCCATGTTTTACCACCGGGACCCCAAACATCTGGCTGGCCGTTGAGCAATAGATATCCTTCCCGGCTGCAAAGGCTGCGGATTTCCACTTTTCACCAGCCATCCAGGAAATGACCCGCGCCTCAATGGCCGAAAAGTCCGAGACCACAAACTTCATTCCCTCACGGGGCACAAAGGCGGTCCGGATCAGCTGGGACAGCACGTCCGGCACAGAATCGTAGAGCAGATCCAGGGCCCCGTAGTTTCCTTGCCGCACCAGTTCCCGGGCTTCGGAAAGGTCCGGCAGATGGTTCTGAGGGAGATTTTGAATTTGAATGTGCCGCCCCGCATACCGTCCAGTACGGTTTGCCCCGTAAAACTGAAACATACCCCGAGCCCTGCCGTCCTGACAGGCGGTCATTTCCATGGCCTGGTATTTCTTCACCGAGGACTTGGCCAGTTTCTGCCGAAGCTGCAACACACTGCGGAGAGGCTCCTGGGCCGTTTTCAATAGTTCCTTCACCTGCTTCTTCCCCAGGGAGTCCGACTTTAGGCCACGGGCTTCGAGCCATCTCAGCATCTGGAGGACTGAATTGGGATTCTCCAGGCCGGTCTTTTCCTTTAGAGAGGCCATCAGGCTCTCCCGGCTTTTGGTATCCATGGCCACCGCCTGCCGGGCCAGTTCCAGATCAATGGCGATTCCCCGGTCGTTGATTTCCTGGTCCTGATGGTATTCCTCCCATACCTGGTCTGGGACAGGATACTTTTGCAGCCTTTCCTGGATGGCCATTTCCACTTCCACATCCCGCTTGTTATAGCTCTTGAAGAGATTCCACTTGTCCGGAGCATGCTGGGGCAAGTTCCGGGTCCGTCCCCCGTTGGTCTTGGTCTCCTTGCAGGGAACGCAGAAATAACGGATCAGGTCCCGGCCTTCTTTCATCTTCTGATTGTCCAGATTCAGCACGGCCCCCACTCCTTCCAGGGAAAGGGGCAACCCCATATAGGCGGACCACACCATGGAGCACTTCCAGCCGGCCGGGTTCAGGAACATGGCACAGTCCTGAGAAAGGGGATGCTGGTCATAAAAGGGATCCAGGCTCCTCCCCAGGTCAGTGAGATACCGGGAAAGACACACCCGTTCGAAGTTAGCATTGAAGGCCCACTTGGTAACGGTGTCATCGGTGAGAACATCCAGGATTTCTTCCGGGATGGTTTCCCCCTGAGCCAGATCAATGACCTGCACGGGACCGCCATCTACCGCATAGCCGAAAAGGAGGATTTCAAAGGCCGGGGATTCTGCGTACTTGTACACGCCGCACTTGGACAGGTTCACGTCACTATAGGTTTCAATATCGATACTGATTGTTTTCATTAGTTTCACCTCGAGAAAAGCGGCGAAGCACAAGGCCCCGCCGCCACCATTTACCAATTCTTATTTCCGAAAGGATTCCATTTGTTTGCGATGATATTCTGCTTCCCGTTCTTCCCGATTCCGGGCCGCAATTTCATCCCGCTGGTCCTTTTTGATATCCGTGTAGATCATGGCCACAAAGAAGCCGCCAACACACAGGGCAACCAGACAGTACAGACAATCCAGAATCAATTTCAAAACATTTTCCATTATTGTTCCTCCTTAGTCCAGGAAATCATCATCGTCTGCCGTAGCAAAGTCGTCTTCTGCCCGGGGTTTTCCGCCCAGAGGTTCCCCATCACGAATCTTCTGCAGGTTGTTCAGGCCGCAGGCAATGCCCTTGTTGCCGTTGGAGTTGAAGGCGTAGAAGTTGATGGAGGCTCTTCCATAGACCCCGCTGTACACTTCAGACCGTTCCAGAATCTGCTGGCAGGAAGAATCTACGATGCCGGGCTTTGTGGCAGAATTGGCATTAATGAAGTAGCTGTCCTTGTAGGTATCATCCCCAGGCCGTTCCAGATCTCCGTCACGGAGCGGGTTCTTGATGGTTTCCAGCTTCGGCACGATGCGGCCGTTTCCTTTGAGCTTGCCCTGCCCTTCCTCATAGGCTGCTTGGATAGCCGCTTTCACCTTTTCCACGGTCTTCGTATCAGACTTGGGGATGATGAGGCTCACGCTGTACTTGGGGGTTCCTCCGTTGATGGATTTGGGTTCCCAGACGTTGGCGTAGGACCAGCGGGTATTTGCTCCGGTAATGACTTTGCAAGGGTTTACATAATGTTTCATTGTTCGTTCCTCCTTAATTTTCACTGCTAAAATCTTCTGCCGCGGTATGCATAGCCGGGCGTTTGTCCGATTCCGGTACCAAGACCGGTTTGCCTTGGGGCTTTTCAATGAGGCCGGACAGAAGTTCATCAAACCTCCGTTTCCCCAGAAGGCGGGTCAGGGCCGTGATGCCCATGAGTTTCTTTTCGTAGGGAGAGTATCCGGCTTCTTCCACTTTGGCGGCTACCGCATCGTCATCTACATAACGGCGATTGGAGCGCCCTTCCACCAGTTTCCAGCCAGCCCATGCCTTGCCGGAAAGAGCCTGCTGCAAGGCATATTCCTTAATATCTCCCACCCAGGCTACGAGGTCATCGGCCTTTTCCAGCACTGCTTCCACTTCTGCGTCACAGAGAGTGGACGGCATGGCGAAGTCGTACCTGGCAAGTTCCAGGTTATACTCTGCCCGTTTCCGGCAGGTGGCCCTGATCTTGCAGAACCGGCAGTGCTCACCGGCTTTGTACTCCCCTTCCCCTTTAGCCGCCAGAGCAGCCGTGGGTTTGAGGACTTTCTCCGCCCATTGGAGCAAGTCGCCTTTAGTCATTTCGTAGGTACTGACATTGTCCCGTCTTGGCTGGAAGATGGTCATGGAGACCCTTTGGATATCGTAAATCCCGTCGAAGAGGTCCAGTGCCCCCAGGGCATAGCACATCATCTGGGGATTCTTCTCCGCACTGACTTCCACACCAAGCCCGTGCTTGTAGTCGATGACGGTCAGGGTATCGTCCGCCACAATGACACAGTCTCCTGTACCGAACCCGTCCGGAACCCATTTCGAGAAGTCCAACCGCTGTTCTACAAGGACGATGGGATCCTTGCACTCTTTCTTTGCTTCCGCAAGCCTCTCCATAACGAATTGAGCATAGTCGTCCGTGTATTCAGCCATTTCCTCGCTGTAATAGTCGAGGGTCCCCGTAGGGTTCTGTGCCTTCCTGCCCAGGGCTTTCTTCACCTTGTATTCGCAGAGAGTATGGGCATCCGTACCCTCCCGGGCAAAGTCGCTTGTGGTGTCCGGCCGCTTCGCACACTCCAAAGCGGAAGGCGGGCAGGCCAGCCAGCGGTAGCTGGACGAGGCGGAAAGAATCGCATGCTGCTTATCCGGCATGGCTGATCCCCTCCAATTCCTTCATGAAGGCTTCGTAGTCTTCCGGCTTTACACTGGAGAGTTTTTCCGCCCCATATTTTTCAATAAGGGCTTTCACTTCTGCCGTGAATCCCTGGCGGGACTTGTCAGCCGCCGCTTTCCGGACTTCTTCAAAGGAAAGGGCCTTCCGCTCTGGAACCACCTTTTCCGATTCTGCTGTTCTATTGTTCATCTCGTTTTCCAGAGCTTCTACAATCCGCAGCAGGGTCTTTGTGCAATTGGCCATTTCGTTCGCCAGATTTTCAAGATTGTCCTTCGTCACCTTAGTTTCCTCCTTCGTTAATTTCCCTGATGGCCAGTTCCTCTACGGAGTCGCCTGGCACGATGATGGTTACTTTTTCCTTCCCGCCCAGCAGAAACCGTAGGATCCGTTCCCGCACGGACACAGACCGCACGGCAGCAATATGTCCATTACCCTTTGCCGCTGAAACGCTGATGCTTACTCTTTGCTTCATGGCTTTTCCTCCTTCCTGAGGGTTAGTATCGTTTTCCCCTTCCACTCTTTAGCCTTGGGAGAGTGGATTTTCTGACGGTTTCCAAAAAACTTTAAAATTTTTTTCTGGCATATAAAAAGCCGGTATGAGAAGCTACTATAGCTCCCATACCGGCTAAGGTTTTTTGATCGATCTTGAGACAAAAAAATAAGAGGCCCGTCACTTGGACGTTCCTCTCTTGATAGCATCTACCTTTTCCTGTTTAGACCGAAAATACTTCTCTTCCCCGACTTTCCGAGCATCAATGGCATCTTCTAACTTGTCATAATACCCCAAGGGAATCTGTTTTCGGTTCACCATGATGTACGCATAATACTTCTGCATATTTTCCCGCCAACAAACTCCTGTATGCCCGGATCGGCTGTTCCGACTAACTTTCTTGTCCAGATACCGGAGCGCTAATCCCTCCTGATGAATCCGGCCCATAATTTCCTGGCCTTTTTTCTTGCCTTCCTGTTGCCCCTGGCTAAGGTTTTCTGCACGACGGCACCCACAGGAACGACTATGACCATTAACCAGGTCCATAATGATGACTCTTTTTTTTTTCCCGCAGATGCACTGAACCAGAGCCGTTCTCTTCTCATTCTTGTTTTTTCTGGATTCAGGGTCCAAAACTGTCCAGTATCCAAACTTTTGTCCTTTGTACAGTTTATTTTTGATGGGGTGAAAATTCTTTGGTGTACGCAGATATTCCTGGACAGCTTCGTCATTCACGACCCAGCCAGCAGAAGTACGGATTCCTTTGAGCCGGCCTGTCCGGAGCAAAACTCTGATATATGCTCCTGTACAGCCTAATTGTTTTCCAATCTCATCGGCTCGACTCATTAGGACCTCCTTTTTCAACACTGCGAAATACTGGGAGCAGAGTTTTAATCTTCTTAGTCCAGCCTTACTGCTCTACAATTCCATTGTCCGTCCGAATGGATTTATAGATCTCAGGAATGAATAGACCAATGGTCTCCTGTTTTAAATCCTTATTCTTCAGGAGCATCGTAAAGAAGTCCCTGTTCTGTTCGATGCACTTTACCAGGGCTTTATCCAGATTATCATAGAAGGCAAGTTCAAAATCTTTTTCACTATTGTTCAATGCAGTTTTCTTGATAAAATCTGAATTCATCATAAGATCCCTAATCTGTAATACAGCCTTCACCGCCGCATCGTTATCATAGTCTTTCCCCATGCGGAGGTTGATTTCAGCTATAATCTGGGACAGTTTCTTCTTTTTAGTTTCCGGCAAGTCTAATTCATCACCTTTAGGAAGCCGGACAACTGGTGAGGACGACTGTTTCCCCCCTGTATGTTCGCCTGTCTTCTTCTGTATGAAATTCGAGATTCGTACCTTTCCTTTGAGGTCAAACCCTTCACCAGTGTCTCCAATTCGGAGATAGTGTGTGAGGTAATCCACGAAAACGTACATCTTGTAAAGGTCGTGGTCCTCCAGATTGACGATTTGCATCAAGAATTCGTAGAAGCGCTTGAAGTGACGCAAGCGGATAGAGAAGCGTTTCTGGTCCTTTTTGTCTAGCGTATCGAACCGTTTCTTGACCCGGCCGAAGCAGTTGATGAGCTTAGCCTGTTCTTTGGTCGTGATGCCTCGAGCGCGCTTTTTGAAGATGATATCAAATGCATCGTCCACATCTTCCGGATCGATGAGGTTTGCGGCGTTGATTTCTTCCCGAAGCGTGTAGATGTGCTGCGGAGTCATATCGGAGGCCAGGAAGGTAGTCGTATAGAACGGTGCAAAAGCCTTCCGCATGTCGTCATAGGAATTAACGAAATCGAGAACGAATACTTGTTTGTCATAAGGCGGGCAAATGCGGTTCAAGCGGGATAGCGTCTGAACGGCATTGACGCCATTTAACTTCTTCATGACGTACATGGCGCAGAGCTTCGGTTGGTCGAACCCAGTCTGATACTTGTCGGCAACCAGGAGGACGTTGTAGTTATCCGAATCGAAAGCGTCCGGGAGCTGATTCTCCTTCATGTTATTCATGGCCGGTTCCGAATACTCGGTGTCGTCGTCCGGAAGTTTTACCTTGCCGGAGAAAGCAACCAGGGCATGGATGTCGGCATAGCCTTTACGGGTAACGTATTCCTCCAGTTTCTGGCGGTATGTTACGGCAGCCTGACGAGAGTTAGTAATAACCATGGCCTTGGCTCGGCCATCCAACATGTCCATGACCTTCTGGTGGAAATGCTCAATGATAATCTCAATACGCTGCTCCACGTTTGTTTCATGCAGCTCAGCGAAACGAGCGATTTGCTTCTTAGCGGCCGAGGATTTTAGCTGAGGATCGTCGGCGATCTCCTTGTCCACCTTGTACATGGTTTCATAGGTGACGTAATTCTGCAGAACATCCAAGATAAAGCCTTCCTCGATGGCCTGCCGCATGGAATAGAGGTGGAACGGTGCATAGTGACCGTGTTCATCCGGCCGGCCAAACATGCGGAGCGTCGTTGCCTTCGGAGTGGCAGTAAAGGCGAATACACTGAGGTTTTGGGGCTTCCCAGTCTTTGCTAACTGCTTCGTCACAAAGTCTTCCGCATCGTCTGCATCTGTACCACCACTGGAGAGAGAGTGCATAAGGGTGATCATATCCTTGCCGGATGTCGAGGAATGAGCTTCATCAATGATGACGGCAAAATGATGGTCTCCCAACCCCTTAACGGTATCGACAATGAACGGGAACTTCTGGATGGTCGTGGCAATGATTTTCGTGCGGTGCTGGAGTTCAAAGGCTAAGTCTTTGGATGTGCATTTGTCATCCATCACCTTGATCTGCCCAATCTTGTGGTCCATATTAAGTAGCGCCGCCTGAAGCTGCCGGTCTACGACGACTCGGTCCGTAACAACAATGACCGTATCGAAAATGATGTGGTCTTCATCATCATGGAGCGAAGTCAATCGGAAGGTCAACCAGGCAATACTGTTGGTCTTCCCGGACCCGGCACTGTGTTCAATCAGGTAGTTCTGAGATGAGTGGTTCTCTTTAACATCAGCTAAAATCTTTCGAATGAGGTCAAGCTGATGATACCGAGGAAAGATCAATGTTTCTTTCTTTTTTTCCTTGCCAGTGTCATGATCTTTGACCGTTTTCTTTTCCACATAGATAAACTTGGAAAGAAGGTCTAGAATGGTATCTTTTGTCCAGATGTCCTTCCACATATACGAAACGGCGTAATCTCCATCAATTATTGGATTTCCAGCGCCGGCGTTAATCCCTTCACCCTTACCCTTGTTGAAGGGCATGAAGAAAGTGGAGGGCCCGCTCAATTTCGTAGCGACGTAGACTTCTTCCAGATCCATGGCGAAATTGGCAATACATCCGCTTTTCCAGAGGAACAGCCGATCCTTCGGATCCCGTTTCGTCCGATACTGTGTGATGGCGTTATGGTAGTCCTGCCCAGCCGCGTTGCACTTAAGTTCCACAGAAAACAGGGCCAGGCCATTCAGGAATAAGACAAGGTCAATTCGTTCCTCGGAAGATGCCCAGACTTCTTCCTCTACAGAAAAAATGTTGGCGTTACACTTCTTCACTAGTTCTGAGTTGAAAGACGTCGCCGGCTTGGTATACATCAGGTCCACATGCCTACCGTTGACGTAGAGGCCGTTCTTGAGAACTTCGATGAGGCTTCCGCCGGGTTTAGTAATCTCGTTGTTGATGAGGTTCAGGATTGTCGCTTCCGTCTTTTCCTTATAGACCTTACGAAGCTCAGTCATGACGTCCGGTTGAGTGTCATCCAGAAACCGAATGACGAAATCCGGGTCCATAGCCTTCGTCATGTCGAAGGTAGCACTGTTGACGTTCCCCTTCTCGGTCGAAGAGTCAGTTCGATCGAGAAACCCGTTATGCTGTACGAGATAATCACGAATATAGTGCTGGTATTCCTTTTCTGATAAGACTTCATTCATACGGCTGGCACTTCCTTTTTTCCGGTCACATATTCATAAATCAAGGACTTTTTGTAGGTATCCAGATTGGCAAGCAGTTCCTGCTTTTTCTGAATGATGGAATCTATTTTGGCACACTTGGTATCAAGGTAGTCGGAAATACAGTGTTGTTCTTCAATAGGTGGAACAGGAACCTTGATTTTACCCAATTGCTCTTCCGTAAAGGAATGTCTTAAATTTTTTGCAAGATGCAGTAATTCCTTCGTGAAATCAAGCAGTAAATAATAGTAATAGTAATAGCGGGCATCCGCACCTTGATTCATTACAAACTGGCTATATGCAGGACTTGTTAATCCCTTATCCTTAATTAATCCTATGCAACGAGGAGTAACATCATAATCAAATAAACACATAAGAAGATTGCCAGGATAAATAATCTGGTATCCATCAAACGTCGCTGGCATCTTACCACCTAGATCAAAATCTCGTATAATTACACCTTGTATTGTTAGAGAAAGTATATTTTCTCCATTATAAACAGGACAAATCTTTTTAACTTTATGCATTAAGTATTTATTAGGCATAATTTCCCAGTTCTTTGGTATTTCACCAATCCACGGAATCCCGCTATCCTTCATTTCCACATTCTTATCCAGGCCTTTGGTGACAGCTTCGGTAATGACGGACTGCTTGTATTGCTTCAGTGCTTCGATTTCCGCTTCCACATTCTCCCTGATGGAATCTATCTTGGAGCATTTTGAGTCAAGAAAATTAGCGATGCGATGTTGTTCGTCAATAGGTGGAATCGCATAAGGCAAGTTTGCTAGTTTATTCCAATTCAAGTCACATGAACGTACCCGAATACCCGTAGATAATGCTAAAAAAACATTGTTATAAGCCATACTCCTCAAATAATACATCAAAAATTTTTTATCTTGACTGCTATTAAGCACATTCAAAACAGGTGATGCTTTTCCTCTGGAATCCGAAATACCGATTGAGCCAGCAAATCCATCCATACCATGAACCACCAAATCTCCTACGTCTATTCCTTGGTAGCCTATTTCCTTTTCAGATATAGTAAACCCATCTTCCCGACGATTACTTCTTAAAGTGACTTCACCATCACGAAAGCAGGTAATTACTTTGTCGGTAGAAAGAATTGGTCTTTGTAAATAAATTAAGATATATTTCCCTTTAATGATTTCCCAATTCTTCGGTATCTCCCCAACCCACGGAATACCGCTGTCCTTCATTTCTCTCATGAATTTTCACCTCATTCTTGAAAGAGTTCCTGCATCTGCTGATTCGTTTCCGCTTCCAGCTTTTTGATTAATTCAGCTACTTTTTCACTTGGTTCCGGCTGCTGATATTTATAGAAATACCGGGTGAAGGGAATCTCCGCACCGGTCTTGATAACCGGCTTCTTCTTGGAAACGTCCTCTTCAAAGAAGGCCTTCGCATCTGGCACATGAGGAAGTACTTCCCGTTTCATGTAATCGTCAATATTCTCTTCAATGCACACGTCTTCGGTATCCTTGGTTTCCTTGTCGTACAGGATATTCCCCTTCTTATCTTTCTGGATTTCGGCGGTCTTGTCCATGACGGAAAGGCCGTCAGCTATCTGGTCAAGGAGCTTTTTATCTTCCAGCACTTCCTTCAAAGCGGTCCGCAGGACGGGCATAAACGCTTCAGGAGAGGGGTATACGGCGTTGCTGGCAGCTCCTTCAAGGGTTTCCACTATGGAATCATAAAGGGGCTTATTCTTCCTGTACTCGGCCAGTTTCTTTTCATCCTTCTTGGTACGGTCTCTGTTGTTTTCCAGTTCATTCACCCTGGATTCGTCATACAGGGAAGAAAGGGAGCCCTTGGAAAGCATAGCATCAATCCGTTCCTGGTTGATGGCATAGCTCCTCTGCAAGGGCTGCATCACTGTGTACTCACGGTAAATGAACTCCGTGTTCCTGTGGATCTGGGACAGCTCATTTTCCTTGAAGTCGGCATAGAGATGAACTATTTTATCTCTGTCCTCTGCAGTGAACTCACGGCGTTTATTACCCACCGCCTTGCGGAGCGGGTGGAAAATGTTGGAAGCGTCAATGAACTGGATCTTGCCTTTCCTCTCAGGGCGCTTGTTTTTAGAGATAATCCAGGCGTATGTGGCAATGCCGGTATTGTAGAACATATCGGTAGGCATGGCGATAATGGCCTCTATAAGGTCATTTTCAAGCATCCAGCGGCGAATCTGGGACTCCCCTGAAGAAACGCCACCGGTGAAGAGCGGAGAGCCGTTTTCGATGATAGCGGCCCGGCCCACCTGGTCATCCAGTTTATTAATAGCGGACTGCATGAAAAGAAGCTGTGCGTCTCCTGTACCGGGAAGCCCTGCACCCCAGCGTCCTTTAAAGCCTTTCTGGTATTCCTTAAGAACAGCTTGTTCCTGTCCAGTCTTAGCCTTTTTACCACCCCATGGCGTACCAAACGGTGGATTTTCCAGGCAGAATCGCATTTTACGATCCGGGAAACGGTCTTCCTTAAACGTATCGCAGCGAACAAAATTCTCAGCATTCTGTTCTTTAATAAGCATTTCCGCAAGTCCTACCGCATACGATACAGGCATGATTTCCTGGCCATAGAGATGGATGGTTGCTGAAGGATTCAGGGCATGTATATGTTCATAAGCTGTAGTAAGCATACCTCCTGTCCCTGCCGCTTGATCGATGACAGTGATGACCTTGTTATCCCCAAAGATATCATCACATCCTTCGGCAGTAAGGACGGAAACGAGCATACGGATGATATCGCGGCCCGTATAAAACTGCCCGGCGTCTACATTTTGAAAGAATCGCCCTATGAGGTTTTCAAAAATATAGCCCATACGGACAGAATCAAACCGTTCCGGAGAAAGGTCAATCGTAGAAAAATCGTGGACCACACTAAAGAGACATTTTTCATTGTTCATCTTATCGATTTCATCGAAAACATGAAGACCGCCCTTCCCATTCTCAACATCCGTGCCAAAGAGGATTTCCTTGACATTAGGGGAAAATCCCTGGATGTATGATTTGAAATTTTCTGCCAGATGATCAGCATCGTTCAAAAGCTCTGCTAAATCAAACTTCGATTTGTTATAAAACGGGTACCCAGTTTTCTCGTAAAGTTCCTCGTCAGAAACATCTCCGTATTTTTCGATCAAATCAATGACTTTTTTCTTCGTAGGTGCCAGACTGCACTCAAAACGGCGGATAATAGTCATAGGAATAATTACATCACCGTATTTATCCGGCATGTATGCATTGCGAATGTTATTTGCAATGGACCAGATAAAATTGGAATCATCAACAATTTCACTGGAATTTTCCGGCGCGTTTAAATTAATATCCTGTATGCTCATTATGTCCTCCGCTAATGTTTTAAGTGTTTTCTATTATTTAAATTACTCACAATAAATTGGTTCAATCAAGTCAATGCTTTGCTTCGCCAATTTTCACTCTATCTCCATCATCCCCGCAAACCATCGGTACGTCTCGTCCATTTTCCATTCCTTTTCTCCCTGCATATACAGTTATTATAACATAGACAGTGTGCAAATTTTGGGACTGCAATAAAAAAAGAACCGTGGCAGAGAGCTTCCTACCACGGTTTTCTTCATTTCCGCACCAAAGCCGCCAGCAGCACTGTCCCTATCCCGTAAGCCAGGTTCCGCTGGGCCTTCAGCCGTTTCTGTGTTCTATTGTTTTCTTTCTCGTACGCGACTAAGGATTCGTTGGCAATCCGCAAGGATTCTTCCTGCCTGATCGAGGTCCTCTCCAGATCTTTCAATTGACTCCCGAGCCGATTGTACTGTTCCCTGGCTTTCTGTAATTCGGTCTGTGCTGCGGTTAATTGCGTCTCCAATTCCTCCATGCGTTTCTTCTGCTGACTGGATTCCTTCTGTAATCTGTTGTTGATGGTCTGCAGCTCGCTTATATTCGCTTCCAACCGGGTCAGTTCCTCTTCCGTTATGGAATACGTAGAGGCCCAGGAGACCTGCGGAAAGGACAACAACAAGCACAGAAATAAGCACCAGGCGCTTTTTCTCAATGATCCCCACCCTCTTTCTTCAGATGACCAGGGTAAAGAGAAGCACCCCGGTCAGGATGCCCAACAGATAGCCCAGAAGAAATTCATCGCTGATCCGCCACATGTCCATGGTCTCTCATCCTTTCTGGGCCACATAATCCGTCACCCCGCGGGCAATGGCACGGGCAAATTCGTCCTTCCGGTTCATCAGGAACTGTACATCTTCCTCATTGGTGATGAACGCCGTTTCCACCAGGACCGCCGGCATATCCGTCTCCCGGAGCACCGCCAGCCCCGGCCGTTCCTTTACGCCCCGGTCCACGGTGCTCAGGCTCTGGACAATCTGGTTCTGGATGCATTCTGCCAGGGCGCAGGCTCCTTCACTGTCCCTGCTGTACACCAGAGTTTCCGTCCCCTGGGCTTCTTCTGCAGCTGCCGCATTGCAGTGGATGGACAGGAACAGGTCCGCCTGCCACCCGTTGGCACTGGCACAAATGTTGGTATAGTTGGGAGACTCCCCGCAGAGATTGTCGGACTGGACCAGCAGGCAGTCATAGCCCACCCGGTTCAGGTACTGCTGTACCCCTGCCCCGATTTCCTTTACGATACCGGCTTCCGTGACGCCGTATTTGTCATTGACAGCCCCGCTGTCCACACCGGGCATATGTCCTGGATTGATAAAAATCTTCATTTCTTCTCCTCCTTTTCAAAGTGGTCCGGGATGCCGTTCCCGTCAAGATCCACAAAGCAGCCTGCAATGAAGGTGACAAACCCCACCATGGCAGGCCCGACCAGTTCGCGCACCATGGCCAGAAGGTCCGGCAGCTGGATTTTCCCCGTCACCGCCAGATACAGCCAGAAGCCATAGTAGGAAAGCACAAAAAGAAAGACCGTCACAAGATACCCTATGACGATCCATTTGATGGGCTGCTGGAATTGGTTCAGGCGTGCTTTCACCGCATCCAGGCCTTTAGTCAGTATCCCTTTTACTTTTTCAAACATGGCGGATTCCCCAGATTACTGTGATCGTGGATGCGGTCCACTTCTCCCTTCAGGTCCTTGTACCGGTGCCACAGGTTGTCGATATTGGTCTCGATGCCTGCCTGGGCCACCCGCATTTCGTTGATGAGCCCCGTCAAATCTTCCAGAGCTTTGGTGTTGTTGTCGATGCTTTTGTGGAGCGCCTGGTTCTCGATTTTTTGTGGCCGCAGGATCAGCCAGCACCCGAAGACTGCCAGGGCACTGATTACCGCGTTCACAAAAGTGTAGCTAATGAAGTTCATGGTCTTCCCTCCTTTCTGTTATCGTCGATCTCCCGAAACATGGAGAGCCCGGCCTTTGTACCGTCCCTTTTCGGTGCCGCAGTACACGTCTTCCGTAGGACTGCAGGCAAAGGAGAACCAGTTCTCCCCTTGGATCAGCTCCTGGGTCTGGCCGGCGTGGCTCACATAAACCGGCTCCTTCCAGAAGGCAGATCGTTCAAACACCAGGCTTCCCTCGATCCGACCGTAATGGATCCGGGCCTTCACATGATGCACACTCCAGCTAAAGGCCCGGTCCAGTTTGTGGAGGTCGGCCATGGCTACATGAGGAAAACGGGAGAAGTCATGAGTGCGGCTTCGGAGTTCCGGCTGGCCCTTGGGCAGGAACACCTTCATAAAGGTATCCTTCCCGGACTTGTCAATCTGCACAAAGGAGCACAGACTCAGAGTCCGCAGCAGCTCCTGGGGCCCCAGATCCATCACCTGGAGAATCTCCCGGAAGTTGAACAGGGGATACACGGACCCTGTGATGGGGTTCTTCAGGATCACCGTGGAGGACCCGCTCCGAAGGGCATCCAGGTTGATGGCCACTCGTTTGTTGCTGCAGGAGAAGCTCAGTCGCCTTTCTTCCAGATCCAGGGAAATGGTATCCGTTGTCTGCACCGCCTCCGGGAAGATAAAGAGATGGTTCATAGCCGGTTCACTTCCTTCTGGAACCAGGTGTAGAGGGCCTTGTAGAACCGGCACTCCTGAGCATGCTCCTGGCTGACGATACAGGCCCCGCCGCACATGCCGTAAACAGAGCACTGGCGGCATTCGGGACTCAAGGCATCCAGGAGATCCTGCTGTTCCTTCAACCAGTTATCGGAAAGCCCCTGGCGGCGGATATAAAGACACGGATACTGCCGTCCTTTGGCATCCACCTTCCGGATGGTCCGGTTGCTGCAGTAGGTTTCTCCGTAAATGTACTGAACCTCCCTGCGCCGTTCCAGGGTTTGGTAAAGTCCTTCATACCGCTTGTCCCGGATGCCGAACCTCCGGAACCGGGACAGATACAACCCCACATACTTCTTGTACTGTTCCAGGATGGAATCATAGTCCTCCCGGGTCAGAGCATACTTCCGGTTGGTCTCGTTGGTTACATGCATGAGATGCGGGAAGAAGGACAGGTTCCGTCCGATGACTTTCTCCTTCTCCCGGAACTTTGCCATAATGGCTCCCAGGTCCGTATTCCCATGGTACAGGGTGGTGGAAACCGCCAGGTCCGGGTAATCCAATAGATCGGTGAAAGGATCATACCCCCGCAGGTCCCTTTCTGCCCCATCATAGCTGATGCAGATTTGGAAGTAATGCTCCCGGAAATAATCCAGGTGCTTTTCGATGCCGATGCCGTTGGTGCTGACCGCAAACTTCGCTTGGGGCACTGCTTCCACCACTTTCCGGATTTCCTTCATGTAAAGCAGAGGTTCCCCTCCCATGAACTTGATGGCTCCAGGAGGATTGCGCTTCAGTTCTTCCAGAAAGCTCTCAGCGATTTCTCCTTCCCCGTCCGAAGCCTCCCGGTGACAGTAGGCACAATGCAGGTTGCACTGGCTCCCTAGGTAAAGGGTGATTTGATAATGATTCAACAAATCCATACCATTTTTCTGCATATCAATCCTGCTTTCCCACAAATACCAGATAGTCATTCCACACTTCGTACCACTTCCGGCCCAGCTTGATCTTCACCGGACCTTCGTACCCAAAGGGATACAGCCGGAAACTGCCCGTTCCGTTCACGAGCCGTACCCGTCTGTTGTTCACAAGGCCCGCAGAAGATTCCACAAAGACTTCTTCGTCATCCATGTCACGGATAAGTTTTTCCTTCGTGGAAAAGTCCCCCTTGTACTTTTGGATAGTAAAGTCGATGTAGTCCTTTTCCCCTTCCGGGACGAAGGGTTCTTCCGGATCCCCGTCGATGAGGTACCCTTTCCGGTTGGCCATCAGCTCCCGTCCGTTGGCAGAAAGACTGTAGCTGTCCCACAAGGTCATCCGGGGATGGTCCCCCAGGATCAGGTCGCTGGTGTTAAAGGGCAACAGTTCGTATTCCTGATCCGTGTCAATGGTCAGGTTCTCCTTCTGCCCGTTGAACATCCGCACCACAATATCCCGCTGGCCTTCCGCCATGATGCCCGTATCGATATCGAGGATGGTGGTATTTCCATAAAGCTGGGTCAGGACGGCAAAGTCCAGCTTGATGGATACCCCCAGACGGTTCAGATCCAGGAACCGGTAGTCCGAAGCCATGGGACGGCGGAACAGTTTCACGGTCCCGTTCCCTTCCGTCATAACGTAGGAATTATAAGGATGCAGGGTCTCGATGACGTCCGCCCCCTTCCGGCTCTCGCTGTTGCTGCTGCATTCCGCCTTGCAGTAATCGCCCCGGAGAGTCAGGTGGATCAGGTAGTCAGCATTGGATTCCTCGTTGTAATAAATCTTCAGCATACCCCTTCCTCCTTGTCGGCCACATTGTACCCATTCACGAGAACGTCCTTGCCGCCCTCGATGGAAAGGCGATACCCGGTGACTTCTTCTTTCCGGATTTTCATCACATCCTCCTGCATCTTACGCCCTTCAAAGAGCATCTGAATTCGGCCGTTCATGGCTTTGCGTACCCCTTTGATGGAAATGGCGCTCCTCAAACCAGTCAGGGTAAAGAGGATACTGTTCCCGGCCAGGATCAGGTCTGGATTTCGTTCAAAGTGAAGGGTCTGATGGAGCTGGACCCGTTCCACCTTCAGCAACTTTCGGGCCCGATGCCCCCGGTCCACCACCAGCATCCCAGGTTTCAGATTTTCTACTGGCACCGGTCCTTCCGCGGTACTGACGTTTCCTTTGGCAATAATCATGAATCGTTCCTCCTTTAGCTGTCATCCGAGCAATTGCAGTTGCAGTCGCAATTGCAGTTCTGGGTCATGTAATACTGGCATTTCTGGCACCCCTGGCAGGTTTGGCACCCTTGACAGGTCTGGCATTTTTGGCATCCCTGGCATGTCTGGCAAGACTGGCACCCCTGACAAGTCTGGCAGCAGTTGGCCTGGCAACAGTTTCCCGAAAAGGCCTCCTCTAGTTTGTTCACCGCTGTTTCCAGGGCTGCCACGTTGATTTTCTTCACCTTGTCATAGTTCATCGAGGAAAGGTCGATGGAAATCTTCGTCTTTGTGGCAAGGGTTTCCAGTCCCGACTGGATGTCCGTCAGGTCCTTCTTCCATACAATCTCGTTCTGACTTGCCATTATGGCCCTCCTCCCGAATCATCCGAACAGTTACAGTTGCCACCAGAGCAGTTGCAGTCACATTGCCCTCTCGTCTGGCAGGTGCAGTTTCTCGAGCTGCACTGGCTGATGCTCTGACAGGTCTGGCAGGAACTGGACTGGCATTTTGTGCTCTGGCACCC